ATAACAAAGGATACTTTGTAGCAACAAGGTCAGGATTGGCTAAAATATCTACACCAATTGCTTTACCAAATGCAGTATAATTATCCTTTCCTGTTAATTGAATGTATCCACGTCCTCTGTGCTTCCACCCATCTCCGGATGCTTCTGGACCGTTACCCATTCTACCTCCGTAGATTAAGTTAGCAATTTTTTCGGGCTTACGCTCGTATAATTTAGCTTTTTCAGGTGTAGGAAAATACTTTTTAAAAAGACCTAATAATCCTTTTGCACCGTAATTTAAATTTTCGTTTACTACTCTAAAATTACCGCTCTCGTGTCCGCACTGAGAGAGAAAATGTGCAAGGCGCAAGGGTGTATTGATAGCGAATTTAGTTCCTACTTCAGGAATCTGGACAATTACGGTATCGGGTACATGTCCTTTTAGTTTATCTAGATTCATTTTACCTAGCTTTTTGGTTTTTTACCTGCTTTTTGTAACGCTATTGCAATAGCAGCTTGTTGTGCTTTGCTATGTGCTTTCTCTTCTATTCCGTATCCAGGTCCTGGTTCCTGCATTCTACTAGATTCACCAGCTAAGTATTCAGCTACTGAATGCATATAGTCGGCAGCAAGTGAAATATATGCCGATACCCAACCCGGTAAGTTATCTCCTTCACCGATCATTTGATCGATCTTAGAAGCGTTAGAGATTGCATCTCTTAACTCGTTTTTGGCCATTCCGGCTTCGTGGTCGTGGCCGTGATTCCAATCGCGTCCGCACTCGTTACACTGTCCTTCGGGTAGTAAATTTTTTAGCTTTATCATGGTAATAAATAGTTAGCAATGATAGTTTAAGTATCTTTGAAGTGCTTTTGCGTAGTGAGTCCCTTTATCTTTTAGTTTTGATTTAGCAGATCTAACCCTTGAGCATGATAGTTTCCCAAGTCTTTTTTTAAGAATTCCAGGCTTTACTGGATCGTCTATTCCTTCATCTAAATCTTCTAGACCTGTATCGTCTTTCTTCAGATCCTTTTCGATATCCTTCATTGTATTTGTAGCCCACTGTTTTTGATCAGGTGTCAATTCATCATTAACAGCATTCTCTACAAAGGAAATAAATTCGTCTTCACCTAATTTATATACTTCGGCAAAAAATAATTCACGAACACGTGCATCTTCTACATTACTCTCGTTATAAAGTTTTGAAATAGCATCGTAGAAAAATTTACCGAAACGTAAATCGTTTGGTTCATTAGATAATTTATCTACAGCACCTACAATGGCTTGATTCTTTTCTTTGTCGGCACCAAATCCTTCAGTTCCTACTATCTCGTATAATCCTTTTACTATCTCGTGGACAAGCATCGGAAAACAAAGTGCTTTAGCTTTAATAACAAACTGCTCATTCTCTTCGTCATACTCCATATCGCTTTCACCTCCTTGCATTTTCTGTCCTTGAGCAAGTGCAGCTAGCATCATAGCAATAGCGTTCTCGTCATCGTAAATCCCGAATACTAGTTTTAATATCTCATTATATTTTGCAACTAGTTCTGGATTTAATTGATCTAAATACTCCTTAAAAAGCATAAAACCAAAAGAACCTCTTATAGAAGCACCTTGAGTAATACCGTTTATAATACGTCGCTTGGCTTTTAACTTTTCTGGATCTCCTTCGCCAAAGCTAGGAGATGATGGGTCGTCTTGTGGCGGTGGGTGTTGTATATCTAGGTTCTCTCCCCCAACGATCTTACCGTCTATTTTTATATTTGCATAATCAATAATCGGGTATGCATCAGTAACCATCTGTGCAGCTACCATTTCTAATTCGTCGCGGTACCCGTCTTCGGCTTCGATAATTTGATTTAATAATTCTTGGGAACGTAAAAGTGTTTGCATCAGATCTTTATTGCCGATCATTTGACGCAAAGACTCACCAGACTTACCCTTAAGGGCGTTCATAGTCTTAGGTGAAAATATTTTTTCGTATTCTATTTCTAGAAGCTTAGCCATTCTTTTTAGTTGTTCTAAAACGTTTAACGATTTTATCTAACATTTCAGCTTCTTTCATTGAAGCTTTGGCTTTAGGTGCAGGTTTAACATCGGGGTTGCCTAGAGGACGGCGAGGCTTTGGTTTACCTGGTGCTTTAGTAGGCGGTTCGGCTACGTCCGGTTTTTCTTTTGGTTTAGAAGGAGCAGGTGCATTCTCCACTATATTCTTTTTTATAATGCGGCGTAGTATTTCTACTATTACTTTCTTATTCATGCTTCTTATTTATATGCTTACGCAAAATTTGTTTAAACTCTTCTAGATTAGCAGGGTTAGTATCTAAATAACTTCTTATTAAATATTTTTTAGCTTCTGCCAGGTTACGTTGACGTAGTGCTGTTATTAAATCTCCAGGTTCGTTTAATTGTAGAGCTGCTTGACCAGGTATCAGTAAATATTCTCTATTACCCGGATATACCTTAATTGAAATTACAGTTTGACCGTTTCTAAGTCTTATTATATACATACGGCTCTGGCCTACAGCTATTGCATCTGTTACAATTCCGGCAGTGCCTAATAACTGGTTTCTACGGCGAGCACCTCCATCAGTTAAGCGGTTGAGAGGAGCTGCGTTATCAATATTCAATCTACGTCTATCTCGGTCTGGGAGTCTATTAAATTGCACGGCTGCGCCTAATTCGGTCATTTTGTCTCCTACACTAATATTACCTACCGGTGCAGGTTGTTGCCAGTAGGCACGTGTTACGCCTTGCTGTTGTGGCTGTTGCTGTTGTGTAGGTTGTTGTTGTGGAGCTTGAACACCTAGTAGCTGATTTGCTTTTGTAGCAGAAATAGGTGCTTGTACTAATCCACCACGTGTAGATGGTTTGCGAGTATTTCTTGGATTTTGTGGATCTATTAATAAAACCCTATCACCATCAACTGCTAACTTGAATCTATTTTGCGGATTAACAGGGGGATTAGAAGCAGCAAAGTTGTATAAGCTATCATACGCCCCGCTACTTAAAATATTAACTAGTAAGTCGTCATCAATCAAATTACCGCTCTGTCTTAAGTAATTGAAATAGGCAGGATACATTGATCGATCTAAATTTTCTTGAGTATCATACCGCCTCCAGTCTCTACCTCTTCCAAATAAAGCCGGTGAAATAGTATAAGCTCTACCGCTTGTAGGATTAGTTCGCATAAAAAAGAAATTCCTCTCACCTTGCGGCGTTGATAATAACACCACTCTATCCTCTCCTTCTCCAAATGTTCTATTACCGTAAGGTATCGATTCTACAACGTTTAATAAAGCGTCTTTATCTACAGTAGCAGGAATATCTTTATTTGTTCTAAATATGTTAAGAACATTCTTCTGGAATGTTTCATTATCTATAGAGTCGTCGAATGCTTGCTGTACTTCTTCGTCATTAAACGGTACCTGTGTTACATTACCTTCTTTGTCCATCTTAAACGAGGTCAGAGAACTTGAATCTAGTATAATATCACCATCATCAACAGGCTTGACCGTAATACCGCTCTCTCCGGGTTTCTCTTTTATCTTTTCTACTAACTTTTTAATTATATCGTTACTTATTGCTCCGTCCTTTACTAAATCTACAAAAGTCTTAAAAGGGACTTTTTCTAATTCAGGATAATCTAGTAAATATTTTGATGTTCTTTTTGTCAGTTTTACATTCGGGTAATTATCATCTTCTTGATACAATTGAATCTTTAATGGATCTTCAAAAGTTAACTTTACTATTGTATCACCGTCTTTAGCTACATACAGTCTCTCATCAGGTTTTAATTCGTACTTACCGAGTTTAACTAAAAGTTTCTTGACGTTGAAAGGTAAGAATGAGGATGCTAAATATTTTTGATCGACATCTTCAAAGAAGTTTGCCATTATCGAACGTCTTGCCGAATCAGGGAACTTTTCTAGGGCTCTTATAAGGATAGTAGGTTTAATTACACCAGGAGTGGTAGCTACGAAATTAAGTATTTCTGGATATTTCGCTAAATGGTTTTCTACAAAATCTTTATCGTCTATATCACTAAAGATTCTCTCGTTACCGCCTCGCTCTCTAACGTCTTTCCTGACAACTAGGTATTGTTTCTTTACTGAAAACGGGAGTTTAGTCCACTCGCTGTAACTTACAGGATTATTTTTATACTGCTGTGTTACTTTTTCGCCGGTTGATAGCGGTATGTATTTCAGAACATTCTCAAGGTTTGGGATTTCTCTTAACCAAGGAACTTCTCTTTCGAGTCGATCTAGACTCATTGGCTCTGATTCGTTAGGCGAATTCTCTCTATTTGTATAAACGTATCTTTCGTCTACATCTTCTGTCTCAGGATTTCTAACTTGAATAGCTACAAAGCTTAGTTTACGACTATCAGGCAGGTTTGTATTTCTAGCCAGGTAAAAAGTAGGATAACCTCTTTGTGAGCTATACCTATAGTTAGCATACGAACCTCTAGTTATACACCACTTTTCTCCCTTTCCAAATCTAATACAATTGCCTTCTTTACTTCCATTATATACTGCAATACTATCATCATCGTTGTGGTAGACTACATCTGGTGTTATATCTATTGCTTCAGGTGCTTCATCTCCAGGGCTTGCAGTTGCGAATTTAATAAGTTTAGAAATAGACCATTTATCTAAATCTCTTTGATCGGGAGGTAATTTTTCTTTACCCTTATCAAAATTTTTAATATAATTTTCTAGATCCTGATCTGTAACATTAATATTTAAATCTTCAGCCTCATCTTTAAATTTTTGAATAAACTTTTTTAAAGTTCCTTCGCTGTAAGCTTCGTTCATAGAACTAGGCAAATTATACACAGTATGCTCTATGAGCTTGTAGATAAGTTTTTTATTACGCTTAGAAGTACAGGGCGTACATTCTTCTTTTTCTATGTCTACTGATTTAATCATTTTGTTTTACCCCATTTTTTACCTTTACCTGGATCTTTACAAGCTGAAGGTGTTGGTCTACAAGAAGGATATTTAGATCTTTTTTCACCTTTTTGTCTACCGCAAGACTTACATTTAGTCTTACCATCTACCTCTCTACATGTGTTACAGTCTACCCATCCTTTCGATCCACCAGAACCTCCTTGTCTTGAAAACCATTTATGAAGAGATTCCTTCTCTTCAGTGATATCCTCTTCTTTTAGTCCTTTCCAAATCTTTCCTTGACGGCATCTCACGATTGCACCAGAACGGTAGGCAGAGGGCTTATCGTACTTACGGCGAGCAATACGAAGACAGCGGTCTTCCTTTTCCTCAATAATCTCGTTTAATATGTCGATAAGCTTAATCATTTTTTATTCTTAATGAGAAGCTCACCTAATACTTCTATTTTACCCACGAGTTTCTGAAATTCAACTTGCTGTATTTTCATATCACCTTTTGTAGCCTTATGAAGTTTTTCGACTAAGTCGTGATACTCTTCTTTAGCTTTTTCTAGATCTAGTTTTCCTTCTGCTGCTTTTTTATAGTAAGGAAGCTTAACAACAAAATGATGGTAAGTTAACATAGATAGACCGCCTTTTTCCTTAGCATTTTTTGTTATTTTTTCAGCACCTTTTTCTCTGGTTTCAGCAAACTCTTCAAAAGGATCTTTTTCTTTTTTTACTTCAATTAGTAAATCATTTAGTTTAATCATACTACCAAGCTTTGCAGGACCAATAACGAGCTTTCCAACGTGGTCCAGGGTTACTACATTTATGTCTTGCTCTAAAACTCCTTCTACGGGCAGGATTAGATTTTTTTATTCGCATGTTAGGGTCACCAAAGTTAACCTTCACTACATTCCCCTTTGCATTCTTAACGTACACCGATCTCTTCTTCGGACCTCCTGGGGTCAAAAACGGTTTACCGAGTGAAACTTTACGCCCTCTATATTCAGCCTCTTCTAATTTATTTTCGTACTCTACCAAGTATTCCATCAAACAAGCCTCGCAAAATTGATCTGTTTCGTCGATAAACTTTGGATCGAAATCCGATAGATCTTGTTTCAATTCTTCGAATTCTCTCTGATTTATTTCGTGTACGTAGTTTATTACGTCTTCGATCTTTTTAAAATACCATCCTTTATCTTGTAAATGAGCTAATGCGTCAGGATTTTGGTGTAGATAGTTTATAAAAGCTTCAACTCCTGATGAAGTACCGGATAGTTCTTGAATTTCTTCTTCTATATCTGCTCTCACTTGGTGAAATTCACCTGCCCCGTCATCGACCATAGTATGCATTTCGTTAGTTCTACGGCTACAATGATGTTTTCCTGTTAAAAAAGGTTTAGGGCAACTAGTGCCCTTTACGTGTACGTGTCCGCACTTACCGCAGCATGTACCTTTTTTCTCCTCTAGAGACATATCTTCTCTTTTTAAAGTTTTACCGAAGTATGCATTTGTGAAAATATTTTCAAACCGGCGAGTATCTTGAAGTTTTCCTCCTTTTAAAACAGGTTTTTCAAATTTAACTTCTACCCAATCTACCACACCATTTGAACCTCCCTTACCTCCTCCCGCTGCTGCTATTACTATTCCTTTACCGTATTGCTTGTGTTCGAAAGGGCTGCCTTTTCTGTAGTCAGTCCTTACTTTATAGGGTAACGAAGTTTCTGAAGCTTTAATTATTTCAGGTTTTTCTTCTTTCTCGATTACCCTGTTACCGTCAATATCTACTAGAAATTCTGCGTAAGATGGAGTATATACGCCTGGAGGTCTTACGCCTAGATCTTCTGGTCTCTCTCTTCTAAGGTGATCTTCAATAGTGATTAATATCTGTTCATCATCTGATTTGTAAGTAGGATACATTGTTAGAGCCTTATCGTTGGCTATAACAACTAAGTAGATCGTTCCACCTCCATCCCCGTTAATCATTCCTATATTATACTTCTTGCCATTATGTACCAGTTGAGGAATAAAAACCTTAACGCCAAGATTAACGTTATTAGATCTTCCGACGTTACTAACCTCAAGCCTTGTTAAGTTTTCGTTTAATTTTTCTTGAAGTACAGAAATTAACTTGCTATCAACTTCTTCTTTATTTCTATCTCCGTAAACAGCTTCAGGGAGCTCAATAGCTTTAATTGTACCTCGCTCTGCTTTTCGTTTGAGGTAGTGGTCTGTTCTTATAGCTTCCCATAGTTGCATTAATGCAAGAATTTAAGCTTATACTTAGTTGATTGTATCAAGGTCATTACTTCATCATACTGATTTATAAGAAAATTGTCTTGAGGTAATGAAGGTAGAATTGCTTCTACGAATTTGCATAATCCTTCAAAGTACATTGCAGGATTTTCGTCCTCTTTAATCGTACCTGCCATCTTATAATCACGTAAAATACCGTATTTACCTTGGTAACTCTCTACAAGTCCATCTATTAACGGAATAATACCTTCATAGTAGCCTTGAAGAGCAATATGCTGGGCATAAGAAGGAGTTTGTAGATGGTAGATATGAGCCTGATTACGGCTCTGCATCAGTGTTCCAATAAAAGTTCCGTACTGTTCCATTATTTTTCTTTGATTTCAGGTAATTGCTTCTTAGCGGCTTTAACCATTTTATGCTTATCACGCAACCCTTTAATCATAGCCATCTTTCTTTCGGCAAGATTATGATGTTTTTCAGACATTTCCGGAAGATCAGTAGCATCTTTCATATGACTGTTTATCTCTTTCTGAAGTCTGGCAATATGTTTATCGATTTTTTCTAGAACAGTATCTTTTTTCTTCTCAACTTCTTCTAAATGCTTACGAAGCTCCATGCAAGCTGCTTCTGCAACTAGCTTTGCTTCTTCTTCTTCATTGTAAACTCCATGAACACTTTGAGGCTCAAACTGTCCCATACCGAAAGCATGTGTTTGATGCATCACATCATCAGGTGTAGACTCAGGTCCGGGCTTTAGAACTACGAAAATCTTACCGATTTTATCCTCGCATCCTGGATGATCCCAGTTTTCTGATATTACTGGTTCTTCAGATACGTGTTGAGGTAGATTTGTGATATCGGGAGTATGTGCAGCCCACTTTTTTGCAATCTTGGGGTGCTTGGCGAACATAAATCGCTGTTGAGCTTGTGATTTAAAGGGCATTTTTATGGATTTTCTCCATTATAAATATCCAGTTTTCGTAGTTCAGCAATCTGTTCTTTAACCTGTTTATAAATGGCTTTTCTATCGCCTCCATCCCATTTTTCGACCTCTCCTTGTTCAGATACAAAGGTTTCTGATTGATCTACCCACTGCTCTAGGGCTGCTTCTAGGTGATCTAATTCAGCGTTCTTATTACGATTCATAATATTTGCAGAATATTCGTTCCATTCACCAAGACGCTTAATTTCTGACTCCATTTTAATAACGCAATCAAAGCATTTCTTGTGAATACCCCACATTTTTTTGTTGTAATCGTTAATTTTCATCAAGTTTCCACATTCTGGACATGTAAGAGGCATTAATACCAGCTCTTTTATCTTATCGAGCTTGGTAACTGACATTTTAATTCCGTTCTTTATAGTCCATTTCTTACCGTTTTCCTCCCAAACGTCCCCTTCTTTGTGGTCTTGATTACTTTTTTCGTATCCGGTCTGGATTTGAGTTCTAGCACCCGTATCGCCGGTGATAATGTTTCGCATCCTCTGTACATCGCGAGGATTGAACTCTTTCTTAAGATTATTTTCCATAACTAAAACTTACAAAACATCTAAATTATATACGCTTAAATTTAATTTTCCGTATTCTCTCATTATAATTCCGGCTATCGCATTAGCATCGTTTTCAATTTCTGTCCCAGTTTCACCAGCATCACTATAAATTAAATTTAGTTCCTGCTGCCGATGATGTACTAGTTCGTGAGCAAGACTTCTACATACATCAGCAAGGTTTCTCCCGGTTATAAACACCTTTACTGTCATTTCACCAGGATTATATTCACCGAAAGATCTACGCATCTCCACAAAGCTTCTGTCTTTTACCAAAGAGATTTTCGGAAGAGATTGAATCTCTAGCTCTTTCTTGCAAAAGCTAACAAAGTGTTTTAGTGTATCAAGATTCTTCTGGTTCACTTTTACTCATTTTAGGGGCAAGCATTTTAAATATCTTTGATGCAGCCCCGCGATTGTATGCCGATGTTGGAACAGATTCTTTAAACTCTTCATAGTCTCCCGTCTGTAATAATGTTCTTACATGCGGGGCAGAAGCGTCTGCCTGTCTCTCTTTAACTTTTATTACTTTAACTCTATCCCCGAATTGCTGCTGAAGGGAATTCCCGTACTCCATATCATCACTCTCATCATCTCCTACAGCAATATACACTGGATCTATTGTGGGATTCTTTGCTAGAAAATCTATTATAGTTACAACCGGGGATTCTTTAGTTGAAATACGGACTGTTATCTTAGGGTTAGGTTCTGCTTGAAGATACATGTTCCAGATCATAAGAGAGTCTTCCGGCGTAATCCCGTCTACTACTTTCTTACTTATAATGATATATACTTTATTAATATACGGTTTTGCAGCTAGGGCTTTTGCAGCTTCATAATGTCCCTTGTGTGGGGGTTTAAATCTTCCTGGATAAAAACAAGGACCAGGTTCATTTAGAACTGCTTCAGCAATCGTTTTTCCTAGTATTTTCGGATCAATCATACTAGTTATAAATATCTACCCTAAAAGCAATTTAGGTTTTGCACTCTCTATCTCTTCTTTTAACTCCTCCATATACTTTACCGCTATCTCTAATCTCTCCTTTATCAGAGACGCCTCCTCCTTATCTAATTCTAACCTATATATAAACATCTGATAATCGGAAGATACGCGAGGATCAAAGCTAATAAAGTCACACCATTTAGCCTTAGCACAGATCATGTTAGAAATACATTGATAGTAGTAGTTTGGGGCTACCTTCTTGAATTTTGCCGGGCTATCTATTAATCCATGTTTAAAATGGTTAGCAGACTTAAACGGACACTTTACTTCAATCACTCCGTTAGGTTTAACAATACCGTCCGGGGATCCGCCGTAAAATTTATTTGCAACAATAAAGGATGCTTTTTCAACCTCTGTTTTTGTAACCTTTGAGTAGTGTTCAATCGCTACCGGTTCAAGTTCTGTACCCCAGTCGAGGGCCTGTCCGTGTGCCGGTTCAGTTACTCCGCCGAAATTCTCACATACTTTCTCTAGTAGATAGGTTTTAGCCGTTTCGGTTAGCCCTTTCTCTCCCATTATTTTGTGAATTTCCGAACTAGTGATTTTACCTCTTCTTATCTTAAACCATTCCTCTGATCTTTGTTCAATTAGCATAGTTGCATTTTTTTAAGCAATAACTCACCGAAGGTAAGCTGTTTTGCTGTGTGTAAATATTTTGTTATTTCTTCGAAACCTATTTCTGAAGGATCTTTTCCTTCTAACTCCACTAAGTAAACATCTTTACCTAGGTTAATTAGTTCAAGAGCATAATTAAAAGACTGCTTTAAGGCATCATTATCTAAGACTAAATAAACAGTTTTAACATTACTCTGTACAAGCTTTAGCATTAAAGCCCTTGGAATAGTTTTACCAAACAGAGGTATAGCATTTCTCCTCAACGCTATTGCATCAAATATACCTTCACATAGAATAACAGGTACATTCCAGTTAATAAAGTACTCCAAGCCTATCAACTCATTCTTATTACAAGAAGGAGCATTATATTTTCTACGAGGCTCTTTTTCAAACGACCTTGCTATAAAGTAATTTATACGTCCATTGCTATTATAGGAAGGAATTATTATAGAATTTGCATATTTTCCTTTTTCGCAGTAACCTATATTATACTTTAAAATATCTTCTTCTGTTATATTCCTACTTTTGATATAGGCCTTGGCCTGGCGATAGGTTATATTGGTACTTTTCTGAGAGAGGGATATAAATTCTTTAGGCATTTGTACTACCTCATATTTCTTATCTTCTAACTCTACCTTACCGCCCGGGAAGTAGGTCTTCATTTCAGCTATCTGCGCCGAGCTTGCTTGTAACTTTTTTAAGAGAGATACTAAATTACGTCCTTTAGTAGCAGGCTCGCAAGTCCAACAGTGGTAAAAGCCGCTCTTTGGATCTATCTCTAATTTAGGCTTATGATGCTTACAAAAAGGGCAATAGAAAGCATAATTCCCTTTAGTTGAAGGTTTAGATTTACCTAATACACTATGTAAGAGTCCGAGAACTAAACGTGATTGCTCCATCAAATAATATTCTTACTTTATTATAAGAATTTATTCTGGTATTACCAAATCCTTTCTGAAAAACTTAGCAAGTACGTTGTCGTTATAAGACCTGTCAGTTAGTAATACTTCATTTACGCATTGCAAATGTACTTCCCAATAGGTGAGCTGCTTTTTATTAAAGCAAAACTTAATAATCTCTCTACGAAAATGACTTGTTCCACTATCTACAATTTCCTGCAGTAATACTTTATTTGATCCCCAGTAATCTGACCAGTTTGACTCTTTAGTTACTAATTTTTTTGTAGGCTTTTTTCCGGGTCCGGTATGTTCGGCGAGCTCTTTTTTTGTTAGCTTCTTTTTAGTATTAGAATAGAGGGATTTTTTTCCGATATAAAATCTTCCAGTTCTAAGATTGGTAATTTTATATACAAATCCGATACATCCTTGAGGGAATTTATTTACAGAATCGTATTCTACTACGTTTCCGTCTTCGTACGTAAACCATTTTTCCGACATAAAATAAAATTTAACTATCCCACTTAACGATGAAAGTCATATCCGTATTTGGCGGGATTGGGTAAGGGGTTGCTAGCTTTCCTACTACGAGAAGCTGGTTGTTTTCGTTATAAAGTCCGATAGTTGTGGTGTAGGGGCGAAAAGAAGATCCGGTCACGGTGTCAATTAGTGTTCCGTCTATGATTTCTGCGAAAGAGGCGGTGCCGTCTTGGGGTGCGAAGAAAGGTAATGCGGCCGATCCTGTGATATACTGCTTACGGGCGAAAACAGTAGGATTTTGAGAATAATTGAAGTCATTTTCAGAGACTCTACATTTTACTTCGTTTTGAAATATAGTGGTTTCGGCAGTTAAGGACATTGTACAGGGAGATGATGCAATAAGGGAATCGTAACTTCCTGATGTTAGTAATACCATCCCCTGTGGGTAGATAATATTGCCTACCTGTTTATAGCTTTGGCTCACGTCTAATACATTGCCGTTTCCGTCGTCAATCAGGTTAAATGTAGAAGAGCTAAGGGAAAAGCTCTGTCGTGAAATTTGCTGACCATATACACTGACGGGAATTGATATAATTGTAATCTCTGCGTTAGATTGAGTCGGGAAATATCTGTTATCGGAGTCTCCGGAACTAGAGGCAGCGGTGGATTGAAGGTAGTTGTCGGCTCCGGAGGCAGATACGGGGAATGAGCCGGTTAGGTAGTTTGAATAGTATAAATGCTTGACAGAAAAATAATTTAGAGTTTCTTGTGGTATTGAGCCGGTGATAGTTATAGGTCCATTTACCCCTTTTAAGACCTTAATATTATACCCTACAAAAGAACTTGAATCAAATGAGGAGCTATATTTTAACTTAATAGGAGTAGTGATAACATCTGAAATCAGAAGGCTATTTGCTGCTCTACTCATTATTT